AATTAGACATGGACAAAGATGGTAAACTTACTAAAAAAGACTTTGCTATGTTAAGAAACAAAAAGAAAAAGACTAAAGTGTAATGGCTAAAACACCTGCATGGCAACGTAAAGAAGGCAAGAATCCCTCTGGTGGCTTAAACGCCAAGGGTCGTGCTTCATACAATCGTGCAACTGGGGGTAATTTAAAAGCCCCTAGTAAAAAGGTAGGCAACAAAAGGCGTGCCTCTTTTTGTGCGAGGATGAAAGGGATGAAGAAAAAATTAACTTCTTCTAAAACTGCTAATGATCCTAATTCAAGAATTAATAAAGCACTTAGGGCTTGGAATTGCTAGCTTACTAATTTGTACTATAACTATGGCTGACATAAAAAACACAAAAGACTTTATGAAAGCAGTAGAAGAGGTACGTCAGGAATATCCTGAGGATGCTATTGAAAGAAAGATACCTACATCTTTTATAGCTACTGTAGCTGCGGCAGAGACAGGTAACTTTCAATTTAAAGGTGCACCTACTGCTATGAAAGCAAATAATTATTTTGGTATGCATGCAACAGGTGATCAAGATTTTTTAGAAACAACAGGTGGTGCAAAGCTAAGAAGTTTTCCAGATAATAAAAGTAGTATAAGATCTTTTATAACTCTTATTACTACAGATGATAGATATAAAAATGTAGTTGCTTCTACAGAGAAAGTAGAAGATATGTTTAAAGGTATGAGTCCTTATGCAGAGAGAGAAGATTATACAGATTTTTTATCTACAGTATATAATGATAGAATTAAACCAATAGTAGAGACAGAGAATATGTTGGTACCAAAGAAAAAACCTTTGTTCCAACAAATGGATTATCTAAAATAAAAAGGGGAGCCATAAAGACTCCCCACAGGCAACACAACAAGGCATCTAGAGTTTTACTCTGGGTGCCTTTTTTTTTGGTCTGATTGATACAAAGATCTATCACCCCATCTTTTCCTCCAAAGATAGCTACTAAGACTAGAAGCATACCTTTCAAGAAATTCCATAAATACATTATGCCAAAATAACTTTCTAAACTTTTTGTATAAGTTGTTTGATATCATCTTGTAGTTTTCTCCCAACAGCATTAGCATGATTAATTACAGCAGCACATAGATTACCATGATATGGATATCCTTTTAATGCTTCTCTAATTTTACCTACAGGCTTTCCACCATAGTCAATTACGATTGCATTGTCTTTATTCAAACCAATCTTAAGTTCAAATAATATACCAGTATACTTATCTAGATTATTTTTTTCTGGCATTATCATCTCCTGTAGAGTTGAATGGTGTTAGTGCAGATAATGAGTTCATAATCTTTACTACTTCACCATATGGTCTTGTCATTAAATATCTCATAATATCCATCAACTGTTCAGAATTTATAAGATATGTTTTTGGTTGTTCTTGTTTTTTGATATCAGTCATTTATCCTCCTATTAAAATGGTATATCATCTTCTGTAGGGTAGTGTTTTTGTAGTACATCTATCTTATCTTGAGCATCAGCAATTACACCTAATTGTTTATCTATCTCTGTAGCAAACTGTGGATGTTCACCAATACCCACAGACTTATCCATATACACTTGGATAGTAGCTTTAGCTACAAGTATCTCAGATTCGTACTTCTTAGTTAATGCTTCAATAAACATATCTCTCATTACTCTGCTCCTTTAAATTGATAGTATTTGTTTTCAATTAAATCCCCATCATCAAAATAAGGATTAGTTTTTGCTTGAATAGATTCTCTTGCATCTCTGATTGTTTGATTAAGAGATCTACCTTGTCTTAGACATGCAGCAACAAAATCTTCTACTTCTATTATTGCCTGTTTTACTTGTCCCATTTGCTTACCTCCTGTATTAGTTTATTTAAATACCATTGTCCCTTTTGTAGATCTTGTAAAGGCTGTCCTTTAAATTTAAACCTTCCAACATATTTAATTATGTTACCTTTTAAGTATCCACAAAATTCATCATTAGTCATGTAGTCACGAATAACTTCAATAGTTTCTCTACTACCTTGTTTATAATGATTAGGAGAGTTCACAGGATCATTATGTCTTTCATTCTCATAAGACATATCATGGCTATGATCCTTCTCATACTTATATGTTCTCTTAGAATCAATAGGTTTCTCAAACACATAGTGGTCTTCATCCTCTAAAACATATTTGTTACCATTATACATGATCTCTTGTTTAACCTCTGCCATATTCCCTCCTAACAGTTTTAATATCAATAGCTTCTAAATTATAATTACCATTCTTAACTTCTCTTTTAACTATCAATCCACTCCACCACATGTGTTCAGTATCTTTAGCAAAAGGTTCTGAATGATTTAAATAACATCCTGCAGATAGTCCATGAATCTTATTACCACTAGGTAATGTAGATATAGCATAATCTAAAAGATGACTATGACCTACTGTAGCAGAAACTTTATGTTTTGTCAAGAGAGTTCTTGCAATATTTTCACCAGATATTGCTGACCCCATAACACCAGAAGGAAAGTGATGTGCATAATAAACACCATCAATAACTTTAAACTTCTTATATGGTATCTCTTGCCAACCATACTTCTTAAATTGTAGATCAGATATTTTCATAGTACCTTCTAACTCTGGATTCTCTTCTACAAATCTATCTATTCTATCTTCATGATTACCATGTAACATAATCTTTCTAGTTTTATGTTTACATAGTCCTTTGTTAAATAAAGATAATGCTTCATGTGAATGTTCCATATCTTTCCAGTATCTTCTACCTTCAAAAGATTTTTTACCACGATCATACGTAGATAAAGAATCCATACTACAAAAGTCACCCATGCATATTACATGTGTAGCTTTTACATCTGCTGCAAGTCTACCTGCCCACAGAAATCTATCATTGCTTGCTTTAGGTGTGCAATGAGGGTCACCTATTACAACGTGTGTTGCCATTAGTTTAACTCCTTGTCTCGTTTCTTTTTTAAATATTCAAGAAAATCTATAACATTAGATTCGTCATCAAATTCTGCAACAGAACTAATTGACATAGATCTCTCGTTCTTTTTTTTATCTTCAGCAAACCCACGAAGACCCCATAGAAACGTAGAATGGGGATCGGAAGTTGCCATTTTTATCATGCCTCTAGCTATAGTAGAGCATAATTCATACTGCTCTGTAGTCATTTGAGATTTACTATCCATCACAATACCACAAGTAAAACCTTTTTGCCAAGGAGTAACAATAACCTTAACAGCACTCATATTTTCTAATTTACTTTTCTTACTCATACCAATATCTTTCATGGTTATCTAAAGTATAGTCTAATACTTTATGTTCAAATCCTCTTTTCATACTTGTTTTACCAAAATGTTCTGCATCTTTTTCATTATCAAATAATTGATTACTAAATAATCTGTACTCATCATCACCTTTCTTTCTAAAAACTACAAAAAACATAATAATAAGAGTCAGTGGAAAATAGACCCCTCAAACTATTCTCCACCAATCTCTTCGGTATCCTCCTTTGGATTTGTGACAGCAGTGTACCAAACCCATTTAGGATTCTTACCTTTCGATTGCTGTTGCGGTAACAACTGCAATTTATCTCTTCCCCAACAAGGAAGTTTGTATGGGCAATACGAACAAACGAAGCCCAAAACTCTATTACCTGTAGGCTTACTTCTAAAAGTTTCTGCTATATCACTGTAGCATCTTTTAAAAGGAGCACCACTTTTGATTGCTTTAATATTATCTTCTGCAGATTTAATAGCTTTATTCTTATGCTCTGTATCTACAGATGGAGTTTCACATACTGTCCACTCTCCTGTAGATTTGTTAATAGCTATCCATCCACCAAACTTTTTCTTCTGACTTTCGCCATATAAAAATCCCTGTGACGCATAACCAAAGGAATCATCTTTGACAACCTCGGAAAATCCACCTCCCTCTCCAAACTTCTTTTCAAAGGAATAAGGTGACGCACTCTTAATATCCCAAATTTTCTCATTGATTTCAACATCTTGTCTACCCTCAATTGAGTTTCCATCAAACTTGTATGTAACTTTTTTCTGCTCATTTTTAACATTCACTCCTGCTGATTTCATAACAAATATAGCTAGTGCTTCT